AAAGTATTCGAAGGAATGGGACAAGAACGGCGGGTGCTGGAAGAACTACCCGAAGCACGACGCGCATTCGAACGCGGCTGACGCCATTCGCCAGTTCGGCCAGCACTCCAAGCATCTGCGTGTGCAGGCTTGGGATGGCGGAAATCTCGTTTACCCCGAACTCTACGTTGCATAGGCGATATGGACCAATTTAGCGGCTCGCAGGACGAACGCGGCGTCGAACCGACGATCGGACCGATGACTGAGGACGAGCTTCGGTACGTGACCGACCGGGAAATTAACGACAGCTATTCGTGGACGTTCGGCAAGATCGCGACCGAGCGCGCGAAGGCTGAGCAGTACTATCTCGGGTTGCCGGTGGGCGATCTGTCGCCGCCGTCGATTCCGGGTCGCTCGTCGATCGTCTCGACTGACGTTGAAGACACGGTTGAATGGCTGCTGCCCGAGTTGATGGAAGTCTTCACCGCCGGCGACGATGTAGTCGAGTTCTCGCCGCAGAAACCGGGCGACGAAGAAGGCGCGCAGCAGACGACTGACCTCGTGAATCACGTCTTTTACCAGCAAAATCACGGCTGGTACGTGCTCTACACGTGGATCAAGGACGCGTTGATCCAAAAGAACGGAATCGTCAAGGGTTGGTGGGATAACACGCCCGACACGGTGCGCGAGGAATACCGCGCGCTGACGGACATGCAGAACGCGATGCTGTTGCAGGACCAGACGGTCAAGCCCGTTGAGCACAGCGCCTATCCTGACCCGCAGGCAGTCAAAGCCGCCGAGCAACAGTATCAGCAGGCCGTGCAACAGTTCCCGCAGGCCATGCAGCAATATCAGCAAGCGATGCAGCAGCACGCGATGCAGGCGCAACAGCCTCAGCAGATGCCTCAAGGTGCTCCCGGACAGCCGCCCCAAGGCATGCCGCCGCAGCAACAACCCGCTCCGCAGCCGCTACAGCCACCGCAAAAGCCTGACCCAACGAAGCTTCCGCATCTGCATGACATTGCATTGGTGCGCACGAACACGAAGGGCAAGGTCTGCATCGAGAACGTGCCGCCTGAAGAATTCCTGATCTCGCGCCATTCCAAGCGCATTGGTGACGGCCCGTGCGGGCATCGCGTGAAGCGCACGGTCACCTATCTGCGGCAGCACGGTTACAAGAACGTCGATCAGATCACGTCCGACGACATCGCGAATCCATCGCTCAATCAGGAAGCCATTGTGCGGCGCTCGCTGGAAGATGCGCCATACGGCTTCGAGGACAGCGACGGCAACGGCGACGAGTCGATGCGCGAGGTATGGCTCACGGAGTGGTACACGCAGGTTGACTTCGACGGCGACGGAATAGCCGAGTGGCGCAAGATCGTGCGCTCGGGCAATGCGATTCTCGAGAATGAGCCGTGCGACGGCGCGCCGTTCGTATCGCTGTGTGCTGTTCCGCTGCCGCACCTGTTCTTTGGGCGCTCGCCGGCAGAGCAGGCCATGCAGACGCAGCGCCTCAAGACGACGCTTATTCGCGGTGTGATCGACAACATGCAGATGCAGATCAACGGGCGCACCTACGCTGTCAATGGCGAGGTGAATCTTGATGATCTGTTGACGAATCGCCCGGGCGGCGTCGTGCGCGTGAAGACTCCGACTTCTGCCGGCGCGCTCCAAAGTGGCATGGGCGACACCGGTGGTGCGTTTCAACTGCTCGAATACGCCGACACGGCGAAACAGGAACGCACGGGCGTAATGAAGCTTACGCAGGGTTCGGACGCGGACATTCTGAACACGACCGCCTCGGGCAACAAGAACATGACAGACCGCTCCAATCAGCGCGTCAAGCTCATCGCCCGGATCATGGCGGAAACGGGTATCAAGGACCTGATGCAACTGATCCAGAAGCTGCTCGCGCAGTATCAGGACCAGTCGATGACGATCAAGCTGCGCGGCGAATGGGTCGATGTGGATCCGCGTGCGTGGAAGAACAAGTACGACATGATTTCGCACGTCGGGCTCGGCACCGGTGACAAGACGTTGGCCGTGGCGCACCTGACCACGTTGGGCCAAGCCCAGCAGCAGGCCATGCAGATCGGCGTCGCCACCCCGCAGAACATCTACAACACGCTCAAGAAACTGCCGCCGCTGCTCGGATATAAGAATGCCGACCAGTTCTTCACCGACCCGTCCAAGACCCCGCCGAAGCCGCCGCAGCCTGATCCGAAGATTGCTCAGATTCAGGCGAAGGGCCAGACGGATCAGCAGCTTGAGCAGCAGCGCCAGCAGTTTGAGGCACAGAAGATCCAGTCAGAGCAGCAGATCGACACGTTCAAGGCTCATCTCGACCAGCAGACGGCGATGATCCAGCAGCACGCGCAGGCGCAGCAGGCAGAGCAGCAAAACCAACTCGAAGCGCAGCGCAACTTGATGCAGGCACAGATGGAGCAGGAGCAGGCGCGCATGAAGATGGAGTTCGACGCGCAGATGGAAGCCATGAAGCAGTCGGCAGCGGTCCAGATCGCGCAGATCGCCGCGGCGGCACGCATTGAAGTGGCTGAGACGGCAGCGGCGACCACGCTCCAAAGCGCGCAGATATCGGCCGCCAATCAGGCGAGCCAACCGACAGGTGAATGACATGGCACGGGGACAATATGACCGAACAAGATTCAAATCCGCAGCTAAGGTCGGAAGTGGAGCGCGGCCGGCAGGCGACGGACCTGTTGGAGCATCCACTGATGGCGGAAGCGTTCGAAGCAATCCGTCAGCGCTACCTCTCGGAATGGGAGAACAGCCCAGCGCGGGACTCAGCGGGGCGCGAGAAGATATGGACCTACCTGAAGCAACTGGACGCGGTGAAGGCGCACCTGACGGAAGTGGTGACCACCGGCAAGATGGCGCAGATGGAGCAGGAGGAGCGGAGTCTGGCGCAGCGGTTGAAGGATGGGATCGATTCCTTTCTCGACTGAATGCGCTTGACGTGCTAAACCCCGAGCGTCGGCTTGCGACGGTCTGGCATCCGGCCCCGCGTTGCGCTGTGTGGAACGGCATCCATGGTAGTGCGCGCGTCGAGACTGGTGCTTGCGCCTACCAGTGGAATGATGGCGAGAAAGTGGAGATTCGCTACCCGTGACGCCATTTCACGCGAAGAACGATACAAGCCTTGTCGTCTACGGTGAGGAAGACTTCACGCCGCTTGTTGCCGATGCCCTATACGAGAAGCACGGTTCGCATGTGCGATACACGCGCTGCCCGTGCGGCTCTATCACCTTTCACATCACGATGCGCAGCGTAGTTTGCGCGCATTGCGTGGCCGAGATAACCGGCCACTGACATGCATTTCAACATATGATGGAGTCAGAGAGCGAAAGGGCCAGCGAAAGCAAGCGCCGTCTCCCGCTAATAGGAGGCCGCTCTCACCTAATTTATCAACGAAGCCCGCTTGGAGCGATCCAGCGGGCTTTTTCTATGGCTAAACGCTACCCGATGAGGGCGCGACAGGAGTAGGACCGTGAATATTTCAAAGTTGCTCAAGCGCCTTTTCATGTCGTTCATGTTTCACGCAGTGGATGGCGAAGCTGGCGGCGCTGATCCTATGGATGAGCTTTCCGAACTGATGACCGACGGGGATGACGAAGGCGGCGACGAGCCAAACACAGGCGTCAAGGACGAGCCCACAGCTCCATCCGACGATGCCCAAGTGGATGACCCGAACGAACCTACGTTCACTCTGAAAGTTGACGGTGAGGAGCGCGTCTATAAGCAAAGCGAATTGCTTGCAAACGCTCAGAAGTACATGGCGGGAGACAAACGGCTTGAAGAAGCCGCGAACCTCCGCAAGCAGATTGAGCCGGAACGCGCAGCAGTGGTGAATGAGCGCCAGCAGTTGAGCCAGGCTCTCACGCATTACACCAACCAGCTTGCGACCGTTCTTCAGGCCACCCAGCCGAATTGGGAGCAACTTGCAGCAGAGAACCCGGGCGAATACGTCCGGCAGCGCCATGCATGGGAACAGAAGCTCGGAGATTTGCAGCGCGCGCAGGACGCTCAAAACGTCCTTACGCAGCGCCAGCAGGCCGATGAGCAGAAGGCTCACCAAGCACGCGTTGCCGATGAGCAAACCAAGTTGCTCGACGCGCTCCCGGAATGGAAAGACCCCGCTAAAGCGACAGCTGAGGCCGCCTCGGTCGATGGATACCTGCAAAAAGTAGGCTTCTCGCCCGAAGAACGCAACGGCATCAACGATCACCGGCTCGTGGTCGTGGCTCGCAAGGCAATGCTGTACGACGAACTCATGAAGTCGCAGACGCAAGCGACGCAGCGCGTCAAGAACGTGCCGCCGCGTGCTGAGCGACCTGGAAC